GCCCTATTAAAAATAAAACCCCTTTCTCATTTGCACCGAATATAGTAACAAGGTGTCACACAAAATATGTAACACCTTGTACCAATCAATATTCAATTGTGTAACAAATTGTGGGCAACTCTCTCATATAATCTTCGCTTTCACCTGAACCTTTCAGAACAGGATAAATGCCACCGTTTTCATAAACAGGAATTATACCACCATTATCAACAATAGGTGACTCACAACCGTCATCATAGTTAGCCCTGAATGAAGTTAAAATAGCAGGTTCATCATTTGTATTTATTTTGCTTCGTAATTTTAGCGTAAAATTATCACCCTCAAACCTATTGACTGCAAAAGTAGCGTCATTAGGGTCGCCACTTAAAATGTACAAAGGTGTTGTAACTTCGCCATTCTTTTTGTTAAGATAGAATGAAAAATTATTTTTATAATCTGTCATATAAACACTGAAATAAGCAAACATTGAATTGTTGAACTGTACTGTACACCAATTTTCAAAATACAAATTCGGGTCAGGTGGATTGACTATTGTCGCTTTGTGACACCAAATCATAGGTTTACCCTCTGCTGTATAACGAACTGTATAAAAATCAGAAAGAGCGTCATAATTTTTCGCTGATTGATTAATAGTTGGATTTCTGTTAAATTCTAACGGTATCTGCGTAGACACGAAAGAAATATCATTTCTAATTGGTACAGTTACTGACTGCATAGCACCACCAATAAAATCTGTAACACGAGTAAAATATGCACCCGTATTTTCAAGAAAATAACGAGGGATATTGGTAATATCATAACAGCGAATATTTGTTATTGATATATTGCCAGCGTCTGAGCCTTCTGCAGTACCGACTGTCCACCGCAAGTTATTTGTGTATTCAAACATATTCCACCATAAATGTTCTTCACCGTCTGCTACCAAATAAGTAGTTGGATAAATAACATTATTAGCATTTGCAAACATTACACCCTTGCTATTTGTGGTTTTATATTTAAGACTGATTAAATATTTATGACCACTAACTAATGTAAATTTATTTGGGGTTGCTGAATGTATAAACATATACGCACTTTTTGTTGCGTCTTTTGCTTTACCCATTTTTAACCACGCTTCGTCATTTTTAAAAGTACATTCAAATGAGCAGTTGCCGCCATAAACTGTGTTATTAGAACCACCAGCATTTGTTGTACCAGCACTAAAGAGTGAATTGTTACATTTATCGTCCAACTTTATCGTATCGTTTGTACTGCGGATTCTGCCATAAGTATCTTCTGTTACATTTGAAATATTGTTAGTTGTGCCATTCTTTTTGTTTCTTGTATCAATGTGAGGAATATAATTTAAAACATTTTTACCGTGAGTGTTAATATCGTGAATACAGTTGTATGTCACATTACACCAGTTTAAATTTAATTTTAAACCTGTAGTATTAATGTTGCCCTTAACGCTTGTATTATTTGCATAAATAGTAGCACCATTTGAACGGATAGCATAGTCGGGATTTATATACCAGCAGTATGTGTCAAAATCACCATTGAAATTTGCAGTAGGCTGATTGGTAAACAGTGTGTTATTGAAAAAGTTAGGGATATTATATAGGCAGTAAACACCTATATAGAAGCGGTCACAAGTTAAATTAGAAAAATAGTTATTACCTGTTGTGAGGACGCAACAGCTATGCTTTAACTGCTTAACACAGCCAGCGTTCCAAGGGTGAAAACCTGTTACCTTGTTATCTCCCTGTGTAATTCTTGCACCAAGAATGCAGTCAACTGCTATGCAGTCATTTAAGAAGCTATCACTAACACGCATTTCAAAACCTACGCACTGTGTTTTAACCAAATCAATTTTACCGTCAACCATTGTTTCTTCTCTTTTATTTTCAGCAAATACACCTTTTAAATGGTCAGTCCAGTTTGCGTCTTGTACACCGTCATCATTTGTATCCATTTTAGCTACAATATCATCATCAGCATTTCGTCTAACGAAACAATGTGTAATGGTACTTTCAAATCCGCCAGCTAATAAAATTCCTCGCCTGCAACCGAACACATTAATATTTGAGAATAATGTACCAGCGCTATAAGGGATATATAATCCTGTATGTGCTCTTTCATTGTTACATTCAATAACAACATTTGTTAGTGTAGTTTTAGCGTGATGAACATATCCACCTTTTGCTGAGCCAGTTGTTTTATATGATAACACATATTTCATTTTATTAGCTAAAGCAGTAATTTTAGCACCATTAAAATCTACAAGTCCATCACTATTAGGGACGTTTGACATATCAATATCAATCGGTGTAGAAACAGCATAATTCTTATACCTTGTTCCTTTAAAAGTAAAACTTGTTGGTTTTTTGAAACAGCAGTCGATAGCTTTCTGTAAAGCCGCGCTATCATCTGTTATGCCGTCACCCTTAGCCCCGTAAATTTCGGGAGTTATAATCTCATTTACATTTGTTGGCATTAAATACAAACCGTTTACTGTTTTGATGCCTGAAGATGGTGCAGACTGCATAACCTGAAATGTACACGCACCGCCGTCACCAACTGAATAATAACCGCTTGTGTGAACAGTTTGACCGACTGAAAAATGATATGCAAGTGCTTTTTTCGTTGTGTCGAAGTTTAGCGAAAAAAGCGGTGTGATATATTTTGAAAGAATATTTTCAAAATAACCGTTGCTCGCCATTTCATCAAGTTTTTTATTGACAGAATCCTGCACACCTTTGTTGAAATATTCATCAAGTAATTTCGCAAGTTCATTGTAAAGCCTATTCAATTCTGAAACATCTTCACCGAGCAGTATAACATCATCTCTTAATCCGTTTACATAGCTTGTTAATTTGCAAAGCACCTCATAATATGAAAGACTATCATCATATACTAAAGGCAAGACTTTTTGACACCAAAATTTGAACGGTGAGTTCACATTCGGAATTGGTAAATTAATACTCATTTATAAATCTCCTTTCTTACCAAAGCCCAAAGAACAAATCATTTAATTCATCAATAACCATTTTATCAATGTTTAAAAATGTTTCTCTGTACTTCTGTAACATTTCAGCATATGTTAGATTATTTCTTTTACCTTTAACAGTTAAGGTATTATCATTCTTATGCCAATTGTCGTTATCTTCATTAGTTTTATTTTTACTTAATTTTTCTTGTGTTATAACATCAGAACGTTTTTCAAATTCTAATGTGTTGACATCATTTCTATTTGAGAATTGTTGTGTGTTTACATCTTTTCTATTCTCAAATGCTTTTGTATTTTTATCATTTCTATTAGTAAAACTTTTTGTACTTGTATCGTTTCTGCCACTAAAGCTTTTGTCTGAGGTGTTTGTAATATTGTTATAGGTTTCAACCTCATTTGTTGTATAGGTTTCTTTTTGAGCTGTTGTTAAATAATTTTCTGAAATAAGGCCATTAAGACCGCCCTGCGGTGTGTCACTTTTAGTTGTAATTTTTGTAGGCGGTGTTTTAGTGGTATTACCCGAAGTTTTAGAAACATCTTTTTCACTACCTTTATAATCAGTAGAATTAGTTTCTGTACCTTTATAGTCTATGGCGTTAGTTTCTTTACCCTCATAACTTGTAGTATTTGTACTACCACCATTATAATTTGTTGTATTTTTTTCTTTGCCATTCTTTGTATAAGTGCTGGTGTCAACACCGCCCAAGTTTTGAAAATTAATTATTTTCTGTAAATTATCGTGTGTAGAACCGTCATTAACTTCTGTATAATCAACATCTTTGAACACATCAAATTCCAATAATGCAGATTTATAAAGCTGGTTATAATATGGCATAATGTTGCACAATTTATTTTGTAAACGCAATTTCCATAAACCGACAGTTTCCTCACAGATTTCTCTTGTGTAGTATGTCCTTAAAATTTTAACTTCAAGTGGGATTCTATATTCTTCATCAAATATAGGAAAATCAAAGTTAAATATTTTAGGGGCAACTGTTGTAAGAATTTTGTTGATTTCATTAAACCCTGAGTTTTCACCATTATATTCGTTTTCACAAATAAATCTTAATTCAGTTGTGTACTTACTCATTGTTTAAATCACCACCCTTACCGTCAGAATTAGGCTCGCCGTCAATTGTATCGTTTGCTTCATTATCTATTGATTGATAATCCTCACGATAATCACACCAAATATTCAGTCCAAACATTTCGTTAATTTGTTTGCAAGCCTGCCGTCTTGCTTCAAGTCTTGAATATCTACTGGCAATTGTACCACCTTGATTTCGTATAACTTCATCAGTTATCATTCTTTCTTTTTTAACTGAGTTTATATTTGAAATACCTAAATATGTTAAGGCTTCATTCCAAATTCTTGCCTTTAAATCTGATAATTTATCCCCCATATAAGGTGCGTCTGTTTTAAGGACTTTAAGTGCATTTGGGGTTAGATTCTTGTCGCCAAAAATAATAGGTTCATTACCGTCATATTTCATATAAAGGTTTTTCATAGTTAAACGCTGACTTTCTTCACAAGTAATTAATATTGGTGTTTTTTGTGCATTAACATTGACATCAATAATTCTGTCAATGTTGTATAATCTTCTTGCAAACATTTCAACATCTAACATACTGTTAGTATGAATTAAATTGTTGAAGATAATAACGCTATCTTTTTCGTTTAAGATTTTATTGTAACCGTTTGAAGCATAAGCAGTCCTAATGTTTGGTATTTGATAAACATTGAAAGTGCCACCTATCATAGTACGCAACGCTAAACACCCGAGTACATCATCTTTAAAAAATACTGACATACCGTCAGAAAATAATGCTAACTCTAAAAATCTTACATCAATAGTAGACGGTAGGTTTTTCCATTCAAACATTGATACAGATAATTCCAAAAGACGATTATAATACTGTATAAATGTACCGTTATTCATTGAAGCACTTTCCCAAAAATTACGGTTTTTAATTCTGCTCAAACTTTATCACCTCTTTATACTGAATTATCTAAGCTATAGTTGCCTACTTCACCACCGTTTTTCCAAAAGGTTATACCCTTGTCATAAATAGAGCAAATCTTGTGCATATCATCAGAGGGTACTGAACCCTTTATTACACACCCTACAGTTTTAGTGTAAGTCCAATGAGGTCTAACAGCTCTATTTGGTGTTTTTACTCGGTGTGTGGCATAACCGAATTTATCAAAATAATCATCAATTGTTTTTGCCATTTCGGGTGTTACACATTTTGTAGAAATCATAAAATTAAGCAGACCTAACCAGTATGAAATAACACCACTTGTCTGACCGCTTGTTTGAGAGCCTTGCAGTTTCGCCTGCTCGCCCTCATTCATAAGGTTAGCAATAGTGCCGAGTGTATTAAGTCCTGCACCTGCAACAGCCCCACCTACATTACCAACCATTGCTCCACCTATTGCACCCATAGACATACTGTTAAGCAAGTTTGGTAGGGTCTGTGTTTGTGTTCGTGCAAGCCATTGGTCGTAGTAATTAGATGAAAATGAAATAGCGGGGAAAGACCTCATTGCAAGGGCTTCGTCTGTATTTTCACCAACATTTTTATAGTTTGTTGGATAAAGAATAGCTGGTGAACCACCTGAAATATCACTACAAACAAAGAATGTAGGTTTATGACCTAAAAAATATTCAAACTTATAAATAGCTGAACCACCTTGATTATTTGTAACATATATAAATGTATAGGGGTACTGTAAGAGTTTCTTATTTCGGGGTGCATATTGCCAAATCATTGCACCTGGGTGTGTCAACATTTTTTTAATTGTACTCGGGCCGATATTAATTGCAACAGTAGAATTTGCGACAGTCGTTCTATGTTCTACTGTATTGGTATTATTTGTCCCGTCAAGTCCATAACCTGTTAAATAGTTAATAAGACCGTCAGCATTAGTTTCAAACGAATATGTACCTGAAACAATTTTCTTATTTAATATTGTATAAGCTGAAGTCATTATAGGGTCATATGTCTGTGGGTCACAAGTTGTTTGTACAATATAATTAAGTCCAAAATCGCTTGTTGTACGATTGCCATATACATACTCACCAACATTTATTGATTCTGGTACAAGGTTTTCACCTATTTCATCTGTAGCACTATGCTCCCGCTCTATAAAACATTCTTTTAAAGAGTATGCAAAATGCCAAGTCTGCATAACATCAATTTCAAATTCAATTTCTGAAACACCATTGTTAATGTATTCAACTGATTTAATGAAAGCATAAAACCACTTTGTACCAAACGCAGAATTTTGAAACATTAAATAGTTACAATCATAAAGACTTTCAGCGTTTTTTGCTATGCGAATATACCCACGCTTAACACGCTGATATGTTTGTGCTTCAAAAGTATATTTAGCAAGTCCACTAAAATAACTATTTTGAGCCGAAGCATTAGCAAAATAAATTGTATGCTCATATGTATTATCTAACGGTACATTATGCAATATTTTTATTGTACTATTAGGATTAATATACATATTTATCACCTCTCATAATTTTACCCACCCTTACCCAAACAGATAAACTGTTTTCGCTTCAAAAAATTTATTCTACTGTGATAGTAGCTGTGCCTGTTTTGGTTTTATCAAAAGTTGAGGTAGCTGTAACAGTGATAGTTGTACCCTTTGCAACTTCTGCACCAATTGATACCTTACCAAAAATATCAACAGTAACACCGTCTGTAATGTCAGTACTCCAAATGACTGATTTTGGAGCAAAGTTTTCAGTAACAACAGTTACAGAAAGCTGAACATCCTGTCCTGCAACAGTTGATAAAGTGGAGGGTGAAATTGCTACGCTTGTAACTGACGGTACATCAGGAACAAATACGCTTGCATTTGCAAAAGGTGAAACGCTGAAAGTTTTCCAAATATGATACCAGTAATTCCAGTACAAGCCCTCGCCGTTATACTGCTCTGTAAATTCATAAAGGTTGTCAAAAATCATAAACCAATTCTTGTCAACAAGAACAGCTGGAATTTCATTCAAAGCTGTCATTTCATCTTCGGTAAATGGTGTATAAGTTTTATCATTAGCAAACAGCTTGTTAAGTCGTTCAACATCCATTGTGCCAAAGCTGTCAACAAGTACTCTGTGACCTGTAAATGCCGCCTTATCCATATTGAACGCAGAAGCAAGTACATCAACATCCATAATAGCGTCAAAGTTGCTGTTGACAATAAGATACTGATTGTCTTTATCAACATAGTTACTTACACCTGCAACATTGTACTTTGTTGACATAAATTCATAGTTGTTGCTTACACCCTTAATAGTACTTGCAACACGCTTCATATTTGCTTCGTCAATTGTAGGAACAGTAACAGGATAAAGTCTGCCATTGAGAATATTCTTTGCAAGCATATATTTCATTGTCTGAAATTCATCATAGTTTGCACCTGCGTACATACTGTTGACAATCTTTGTGATAAGGTCAGTAATACCCTCCCACGAAAGAAAAGCCTGTGAAAGCTGTTTGTTCTGAATTGTTGTTTTGTAAAACTTCTGATAATTAATGCTGTGAAAAGCTGAACGAACATCAGGAATTTCTCTTGCGAAAACCTTACTTTCGGATTTTTCAACATCATACTCAAAAGGCTTAGCAATGTTCACGAAAATTTCTTCAATTGTTTCGCCAAATTCAAGAATACCCTGCTTAAAAACAGTCCACGGGTTTGAATACATTTTTGAAGTAATCATAACCCTGCCGATACGGTTGATAAGTGCGGAAAGAAATTCATTCTGCAATGCGGGGAACTGCATAATAATACCGCCGATTTCCTTGATAGAAGCAAGGGAATTATCAGCCTTTGGTACATAATCTCTGTAATTTGTGCTTGCACCATTTCTGATTGCATTTAAAATGTCAACAGAGTTTCCTGTTAATTTTGTTATTGCTGGTTTGGTTGCCATAATTTATTTCTCCTTTCTTTCAAATAAATCATCAATTGTTAGTGATGAACTGTCTTTTTCTTTTTCTTCGGGTTCAGTAGGTGGATAATTTACACTACCCGAAAAGAAACGGTGTGCATATTTCTTTTTCCAACTTTCATCAAGTTCGTGGTACTTCTGTTCCCAGTCAGTACCATCGCCGTTTGCACGCTCTTCAAGTGCATTATATGTGTCTGACATATCTTCAATAAAGCTAATAGCTTCATCAGAATTATCTGTCCCAACACGACTGTGTATTCTTTCAAAAAATTCATCACGCTTTAATACAGCCATATTATCACTCCTTATATTTTTAATAAAATATTATTTGCACAATGAATAAAAAGTGTCTTTTCCTGCAATACCGTCAATAGTTAAATTGCATTTTAACTGATAAGATTTAATTGCAGAAGTTGTGCCATTGCCTGCAATACCGTCAAATCCATTAGTTGAATAACCATTACAGATAAGAAGTCCTTGCAGAATTTTAGTTATATTACCCCTTGTTCCATTAGAAATATTTCTTATAGCTGATTTAGTTTTAATTCCAAAAATACCGTCAATATCAAGATTAGCATTATACTGTTTGTTAAGTTCGGTTTGTAATGCTTTAACTAATGCTTTCTTTGTTAAGTTTCCATAAATGCCGTCAACTGTTAATCCAGCGTTATAGTTAGCGTTTAACCACTTTTGAACATCTTTAATATTTGTGTTAGTAGTTGCTGAAATGCTTGTTGAATTGTTTGAATTTTTTCCAGTTGAGGAATAATCATAATAAGAAATATTCATATCTACATTACAATTAATACCGTCAATTCTACCTGTACTTGAATGCTGCCATATTTTACAGTCTGTCGGGTAAGTCGGTTTGTTTGAAGTGTACTGTGCTACCCATTTATCATATTTACCTATACGGTTGATATCAAGTCTATCTTTAAACCCTGATATCGAAGAAGCATAAATTCCAACTTTATACCCAAGTTTTTTAAGATAGTCACAAAAAGTTATACTTGCTGTTGTAGCACCGTATTTCTGTGAGGGTGAAGTTAATTCAAGGTCAAGAAAAACAGGGTAATCAAATGTTTTTCCTTTGATAATTTTTGCAAAATGCTGAGCATTTTTTGTAGCTTTCTGAATTGTGTCAAAATTACTTCCGACAATGTAATAACACCCAACTTTAAGCCCAGCTTTTTTAGCCCTGTTGTAGTTAATCTCAAAACAGCTATCTGTGTAAAAACCGTCATCAGAACCACCAGCTTTAATAATTACGAAATCAATTCCACTTAATTTAACCTTATCAAAGTTAATAGAACCTTGCCAAACTGACACATCAATACCCTTAAATGTCTTTCTCATTTTCCTCACCCCCTTTCTGTTTTAATTTTTCAAGATACGGTTTAAATAATTTTTCCAAAACAGGATTTACTTCTGCAAGATTTTCCATACAGCTTATTAACTCCATAACGCAAATATAAGCTGACACTACACCAAGCAATGGTATGTTAATGCCAAGATTCACATATTGAGTACCGTATTCTAATAAACCTGAACCGAAAATTGCAATAACTTCTGCAAGTTTATGAAATAAACCTTTTCGCAATGCTGTACTGTTTAATTTTTTATTATATAGGGCTTTAATAATCCCTGTCACAATGTCAAATAAAATAAAGCACAGAGTTACAATGTAAACACCCATAGACAAATCACCACCTTTCTTGTCTTAATTATATCATAAATATTGACAAATTGCAATAGGTATGCTATAATTAATTATGATAAAATTGATTTAAGTTATCAAATAAAATAAAACCCTGTACTAATAAAGGAGTAAAATATTTTTATGAGTGAATACTATGACGGTACTAAATTGTTGTCATTAAAAGACCTAAATGGTAAAACACCTGAAATATACTTGTGTACCACAAATAGAACAGGCGGAAAGACAACATATTTTGGTAGACTGTGTACCAAAAAATTTACAGAAAAGCAAGAAAAATTCGGGTTGATTTATCGGTATAATTATGAACTTGACGGCATTGCTGATAAATTTTTTAAAGACATTAGTTCTTTATTTTTTCCAAATTTAGTTATGCGTTCTGAGCGAAGAGCAAGAGGTATTTATCACGAACTATTCTTATGTAATAAGGGTGAAGATACTGAAAAAGGTGGTAAAAGTTGCGGTTATGCTATTTCATTAAATAGTGCAGACCAATTGAAAAAATATTCTCATTTATTATCTGATGTTAAGAGGTTAATATTTGATGAATTTCAATCTGAAACGAACCACTATTGTGCGAATGAAGTTGAGAAATTAATTTCAATTCACACTTCACTTGCAAGAGGTCAAGGCGAACAGTCCAAATATTTACCTATTTATATGCTCGGCAACCCTGTTTCAATTTTAAATCCATACTATGTACAATTAGGAATAGCAACACGCTTAAAATCTGACACAAAATTTTTAAAGGGTGACGGATTTGTTATGGAACAAGGTTATGTTGAAAGTGCAAGCATAGCACAGAGAGAAAGTGCATTTAATAGAGCATTTTCAAGCAATAAATATGTAGCTTATGCAAGCGAAAATGTGTACCTTAATGACAACCAAGCATTTATTGAAAAGCCCAATGGTAAATCACGATATTTAGCAACTTTAAAATATAAAAATAAAGAATATGCCGTTCGTGAATTTGCTGACGAGGGTATTATCTACTGTGATGATAAAGCTGATATGTCTTACCCCACAAAGTTAGCAATCACAACAGCCGACCATAATATTAATTATGTAATGCTTAAAAAGAATGACATTTTTCTATCAAATTTAAGGTATTATTTTGAAAGAGGTTGTTTCAGATTTAAAGACTTAACTTGTAAAGAAGTCATATTAAAATCATTATCTTATTAGATATCAGAGTGTGTAAATAATTCTGAATTAGGTTGGATAGCACAGTTGGAATATACTGCCAACACTATTATTCGGTTTCGCTGACCGCTTTTTTATTGCATACTTTAATGATATAAAAAACCCTATGCTTTGACATAGGGTTTTAATTTTATCTCATTTGATAAGTAGTGTCTACTAATAGTACACCACCTCTAATTCTTTTGGGCAAGAGTTTAGAGGGAACTATTAAACCTATTTTAAAATCTGTTAAGTCACGCTTTACTGATAAGAATTTTTGTTCTTCTTCTGTATATTTTTCACCCTTTTTTATTGCATTATTAGTCATTGATTTAATGAATAAATTTTTGCATTTTTCAGGCATACCTGCACACTTAACATTATAATATGGTGTATCAATAGGCTTTAAATTTTCAGCAATAACACGCTCTATGTATGTTTTCTGTCTTACAAAAATAGCTTTATCCCAACTTGCTTCTAATTTCCAACAGCAAAAGTTTTTATCATGTACCTTAATTCCTTTTATTTTTTCAGGAGGTAAATCGCAATGGATACTGTCAGTATCGGCATAAATAAAGCCGCATTTATCTACACCATAATAATTTTTTTGTGCCGCTCTAATAGTAAAATTTCTTGCATATGAAGTAATTGCACTACCAACAGGAATATACCCTGCTTGTTTGTTGCTCTCACATACAGAAATAAAACCTAAAGATTTATCTTCTTTTACATAAGCGACCTTAAAACTACTATCTGTGTTACTTGCCATTTTACCATATAGGTTATTTAAAAATAGTTTAGCTAATTCACGCTTCGCCCCTTTACTTTCTAATTTTATTTTTTTATATTTTTCAATATAACGGTCAAAAATACCAATAGCAGAATTGAAATAACAACCGTCTAAGATTTCAAAGTCAACTAAATCATAATGTTCCTTAATTAACTCGTAGTCTGTCATTGTTAATGTCATTTCTACCCTTGTATCGCAAAGTTGTTTTTCTCGATTATAATAATGTGTATAATATTTATTTGTTTTGCTGTCAAAATAATCGGATGAAGCTAAGCATTCATTACTTTTATAAAGTAAATTACCTTTTAATTGTATAAAGGGTAAATATCCAGTCTTAATATAAAACCTTGTTTTTACTCTAACAAAGTAATATTTATCGGGGAATAATGCTTCGGTTGGTATATAATTACCACTCCAAAAAGTCGGCTGACCTATCGGGTATCTGTTTCCGCTTTCGCTTGACATCATAGAGGAATAAAGGGAATTTACATCAGCTGTTGTGCCATTGTTATAAATTTTGTTTTCTTTGCCTTTTACTAAATAGCACCAACCGCCCTTGTATGAGCGTCTTATCCATTCACCCTCATTTTTATATTTGTGTACAGTTATATCTAATTCGTTTTGGTATAAATCTGGGAACATTTCAGCATATTTATATTCTCCTGTTATTTTTTTATATTCAGCTAAACAACAAGAGCCTATTGTTAATTTATTATGACCCTCTGAAAACATAATTTCTAATGCTTCTTTTAACACAAGAACATCATTAGCTATGTATTCTTTTTCATCATCACTAATTGGACAACCTGCGTACCTAAACCCAGTGTATTCCATTTCTAATTTTTGGTGTTTAGTTTTAAAACTTTTACCAATTTTCTTTAAACTAAAGGGCAATAATTTTAAGCTATCTCTTAATTCTATTATATGATTATTAATTTTAATAATAATATAATACCATTGTCCCATTTCAGATATTGAATACTTAAACGATTTATTTTTCATCTCTTTAGTGTCCTTCCATTGAACAACTACACCATCACCACTTAAATCATCATATGCTTGTTCAAACCCTAAATCAATTAACAAATATGAAAGCCAAAAAGAACCGTCAAATTTTAGGTTATGATAATATCCGCATATATTACAATTTAAAGAAGTGAAATAGTTAAATTGTTCTTCAATTGAATGAAAAATTTTAACATCTTCTGTATTTAATTCTACACACGCAGAACTCCATACTTCTGTATGTTGTTGCCCTTTATAAACTGTTGTTTCAAAATCACAAGCAAAAGTTTTGAATTTCTTAATCCTCATAACTATCAGATACCAAGTCATTCTGTTCTTGTAATTCCCCAAGTTGCTGTGCTTCATCTAAGGTAGGTATTTCTCCACCCTTTAATAGTATTACTAATTTTGAACTTAACCGTTGCCAATTTCCCTCTTCTTCTTTGCTACTTGCCCAATAGACAGTATCAATACAGTTTGTAATTTCTAATGCGTTATCTTTTGCATATTCTTCTAATGCACTTAAAGCATTTTGCTCTTCATATTTTTCTATTGTCTGCTTCCAAATATTTGAATAAAAATAAGACGGAGGATAATCGTTAGCTGTTGCTTTTCTTTTCCAAATGTATCTATAATCTTCATCAGGCACATCATCAGTTAATTTCTTCATAACATAATCAACATTTACTAATCGCTCACCGATTTCGTCAATTATATCAACAGTTGGATAATACTCTGAACCATTGTTAATGATATTATCTTTTGTACTTTGTTTATTCTTTTTGTTTTTTGCAGTAGTAGATTTCTTTTCTTTTGTTTTAGTAGATTTTTTATCTGATGATTTCTTTTGTTTTGATTCATCAGATTTTTTATCTTTTTTACTCGATAAATTCTTTTCTTTTATTTCAGTAGAGCTTTTAGATTTTGCTCTAATTTTTTTATTTTTTTCACGAGTTTTCTTAGCTTTTAAACTTGCACGATAACGCTCTATTCTTCTGCCCTGTTGACCTGTAAAAATTTCCTGAGAAATTTCATCATGGTAAACTGCTTTATCATATAAATTAGAGGGCTTAATATTTTTTATTTCCTCTAACTTCTTGCGTGTTACACGCTTAGGCTGTTTCGGTAAAACATTATCGTCAAATTCATAACCTCTTTTTCGGGCATTACGAATAAATCTTTTTATACGATTTAATTCTCTTTTAAATGCCATTTGATTTGCTGTTAATTTTTGACTTGACTTTCTTTTCATTTTTTCTAAACCCCCATAAATAGCAATTCCCCCACCGCTATTAAAAGCGGTGAGGGTATAATGAAGTAATTATACTATTGAGCAAGTGATAAACTGCTTGCCCTTATAGTTTTTACTGTCAAGCTTGTAAATCTCAATTTCGTAATCTTCACCTGTGCCGCTCATTTCTTCGACAATTTCTGTAAAGGCTTCAAAGAATGAAGTCGAGCCTGTTACATACTTGTTTCCTGCTGTGTCAACTACAACGAAATTCTGAAAATCTTTGTCCTCTTTTGACTTTTCGTTGTGTACATCAAGCACCGCATAATAAGCTGGTGAAATAACAAGTGGTGTGTCCTTGACTGCTTCGTCAAGTTTAACAGCGTTTCTTGTGTCTTTCAGCATAACACGCTCTCTTGCTGTAAGTTCCTTTGATACTGAATTGATTTTTACCTCATAATCTTTTGTCATAGTTTAGCCTCCTTGTAGTTTTACTTTTACTTGTTTTCTTCTGTTGCTTCGTTTGCTTCACAGCAAATCTTGCCGTATTCTTTGCGAGGGGGAAGTTCGTCCGCCGTTTCAATGAATTTCTGTTCGCTCATACCGTACAACTTTTCTTCAACAGTAAAGTCAACAATGTGAACAGCTTTCTGTGTGTCATTGTTAATGACCTTTTCAACTTCTTTGAGCATAGCTTTTTCGTCCTTGTAAGTACGAGGGAGCGTTACTCTTTCGTTGAAAGATTCACCATTTACAATGTCCAAACAGAGAACAGTTACAATAGTTGTTTTAATTGTACGAGTTACCTGTGGCGTTCTTGCCATTTCTTTTGTCACTCCTTTTTGTTATAGTTTGCAATTGTGTTTTGATAAGGTAAATTCGGGGGTTGAACCCAACAAAGCTAACCGTAGATTTACCGTGTCGAGGACAACTTTTCAGAGTTGCCCTCTAATTGCATAGATTTGAGGGGGGTGTAGACCTCTATCTGAGGTTATAACTAATTATAGCATATAATGGATTAGTTGTCAACACTTTTTTCGATATTTTTTGAGTAAAATTTCAAAATATTTCCGTTTTCTGACAACGATTTTAAGGCTTTGACTGTATCATTGCATAAGTTATTGATTGAACAAGTATCACATTTATTATTGCAACACTCTTCATCAATTACTGTGAACATTCTTTCAATCATAATACCCAAAAATTTCTTTTCATAGGTTGAGTAGTTGCTTGCATTAAAGGTTAAATTATGCATTATGTTTCTCCTTTTCAATCAGCTTTAAAGCGTGAGCGTAAGCTGATTTAATATCAGAGCAAAGTGTTCTCATTTCACAATCGGAACATTTTTTATTTTCACAACTCCCTATCAAAGAGAAATTCTTTAAACCCTCAGCTAAAATTAGCTTTTCAAATAGTGTGTAATTAGTTGAACGGATTGTAATCATTTTACCACTTCCTTTTTTATTTAACACCCGACACACGGTTTACACCGTGTCATAAATAATATATTTCGTCTTTTATTGTGCGAATAGCACGAACATTAATTGCTCTACAATAATATTCATCATCAACCCATTTTGTCAAGATGAATGATATACTATTGGTAATACGCTGTTCAATTTCACCGTCAAAATCAAAATATTCTCCAATTTCACCGTCAAAATCAAAATATAACGCTTTGAAATAAGCTGATATTTTATCACAACATTCTGTTTCAGTTTTACCCTTTACAATGAAAGTTGTTCGTGGCAAAAACGGAATAATGTTTTCAACATAATGCTTCCTTTTGTAGTTTTCATTTGTTACTGTTGAAACAGCATAAATTATTTCCATAATTTTTTATACCTCTTTTTCTTAATTTTTAGGACTTTCACCCAACACTCTGAGAGTGCAAAGGTTATTCCTCTGCACTCTCATTTTCTTCTGTTGCTTTACGGGGCGGCAGAATTTTTGCGTGTTCGATAAATTCTTTTTCTGTCATACCGTAAAGCTGTTCATTGTAGCTGACTGATTGACACGATACAGCCTTAAAGGTATCAGTTTCAGCAGTCGCTTTATACATCTTTAAAGCTGTTTCCTTGTCTACCTTACCGATTAATTCAGCCGTAACAATTTCAACATTTGCTGTTTCAGTATCAAGGCACATAAATTCAGCGTTTGTTACTGTAATTGTTCTTGTAATTAACTTTTCTTTTCTCATAATTTTTTATCTCCTTTTTAATTTTTGAGTTTTACACCCGACACTCTGAGAGTGTAGAGGTTATTCCTCTTCACTCTCATTGAAAAATTCATCTTCTGTCATATCAACCAATGACAAAAGATAGTCAAAATCTTCAAGAAATAAATCGTATAAACCGTCGTCAGAAATTCCGCCACTATACTCATAGTTTAACTGAGTTTCTAATTCATCAAGTTTGCCAAGCTGTTCGAGTTTCTCTATACATTTACGAATATCCTCGCGACACTCTTCACTATATTCCAACAAAGATTTTTCATAAATAATTTTCATAATTTAAAACCTCTTTTTTTAAATAATTTTTGAGTTTACACCCGACACTCTGAGAGTGTAGAGGTTATTCCTCTTCACTCTCATTGAAAAATTCATCTTCTGTCATATCAACCAATGACAAAAGATAGTCAAAATCTTCAAGAAATAAATCGTATAAACCGTCGTCAGAAATTCCGCCACTATACTCATAGTTTAACTGAGTTTCTAATTCATCAAGTTTGCCAAGCTGTTCGAGTTTCTCTATACATTTACGAATATCCTCGCGACACTCTTCACTATATTCCAACAAAGATTTTTCATAAATAATTTTCATAATTTAAAACCTCTTTTTTAAATAATTTTTGAGTTTACACCCGACACACGGAATATATAAATATCCCGTGATTTTTCGTGTGTTTCGTCGCAATTTTCAGCGTGACGGATATATTATATCCGTTTTCACCTATAGATATTATATACCTATTTTTAACGCTTATACATAGAATATAGCGGGTTACACTCGTCAGGGGTGTTTTTTCAAAAAAGAGTATAATATTCAATTGTCAAGGTGCATTGCAGTTGCGTTTTTAAAACGCTTGTACAGCGTACAATTCTACAATGGTTTATTACAGCTTTTCCTTGCTGAGTTTTAACACTTTTGAAAAGTTTTTGATAATTTTTTGAACTCAATCACGGTCAAGTGTTGAATTTCTTATTATCTTTTCTTTTCTATTAATATTGTACCACATTTGCAAGTGGTTGTCAATACCTTTTGAAAAGTTTTTTGAGAATTTTTTGAACTCAATCACGGTCAAGTGTTGAATTTCTTATTATCTTTTCTTTT